AGCGAGGCTTCGCCGAGCAAGGGCGACCTCCCCCCCCTGTGTAAAACCTGTGCAAAACTATGTTCGGTTTCTGTTCGCTTGCGAAAAAATAAAAACATTGTGAAAAGTTTGTGTGAAAAGTCCTTGCTATGTTCGGTTTCTGTTCGGTTGCCAATCGTGCAAAACATGGCAAAATATGCACATCAAAAAACGCCCCGGAATTGTGGGGGCTTGTGATCCTAAGGGCGAACAATAGCTTCAATCTTCTTAATAGCTTCTTCTTTGGTGAATTCTTCGAACTCATAACCGTGTCCGTAGTCGTGCATTAAGCCGCACATCTTAGCCCAGTCCTCGGCGCTCATATCAGTAGAGCGAGTATCGGCTTCATTGAGTGCTTGATTAAAGATTCTGCCTTGCTTGTAGCTGTTCATTTATTTCCTTTCGTTGCTGCTATGGTTATTTTTAATATTTCCACCAAGGGCGGCGGATTCCGTGCGCCCTGTCTTTCTTTTGTTCGTTCTTAATTTTCATTATGCCGGCGCCGATTGTAAAAGACGCCGCGCACATAATCGCTAGATTTAACATTTTTTATTCTTCCCCCTCTTCGCCGTTTTCACCTATAAGGTCGCCCTCTTTGATTTCTTTTGCGATCATTTCAGCCCATTCTGTTTTATTCATTTTTTACCCTTTCTTTTATGATTTAGCTTTCCCCCCTGTCTTGCCCCGTTTGGCTGGGCTTGCTTCCGCCTGTTAGCTTTGGTTTGTCTTGCTTAACTGTCTTTAGTATATAGTAACGCTTGCTATTTTGCAAGGGTTTTTATAAAGATTTTTGAAAATCGCAAAAACGGCGCGCGCTATCTGTTTGCGGCGCTATATTTTTGGGCTTGCATATAATCGCAATGTTTGCTATTATATAGACACAAAGCAAAACCAAAGTAAGAAAGGGCAAAACATGGATAAATATATTATTATAGAACGCCGGCCAACTGGCGCGTATAATATCAAGATCGAACAGCCAGGGCACAAAGATTTTCACCGCCATTATGTCGGCTATACGAAGCGCGAAGCGATCAAGGACGCGCGCGAAGCTTGCGGGCTTGTCGGCCGCCATTTGGTAACCATCGAATTGTAAGGAAGGGGCAAAAATGAAGTTTGTTATATATTCTGTATGCTACGACAATACAGAGCCGGGTGAAGGCGTAAGGATCTACAACATTAAAAAAGTGGCGGAATTTGCGGAAAGGTCGGAAGCGTTTGCGACTTGCGAAGGCTTGAACGAATATCGCAAGAATAAAGCCGAACAACCGCTATCCGCTGGGGTCGGTTTCTTCTACGGATGGACAGAAAAGGCCGGAAGCTGGAAGGAACAGGCTGATGCGCTAGAACGCGCGGCGAATAACTAACAATAAAGGAAGATAGTGAATACAATAATAAAGTACAGCGGCGGTAAATCAAAGGAGATACCATTCTTTGAAAAGTATATTCCTAAAGATTTCGATACGTATATCGAGCCGTTCTTTGGCGGTGGTGCAGTATTCTTCCATCTAGAGCCCAAAAAAGCCATAATAAACGATATTAACAAACCACTTATTCATTTTTATGAAGGTGTTAGTGAAAAATATGATGTCGTTAGAAAACAACTAGATAAGTTGCAAGCTATATATGAAGAAAATCAAGAAGAGTATTTGGCGTTAAAAAGCTTGAACCCCGACAAACGCGTCGAAAATAAAAATGAGGCGCTATATTACGAAATTAGAGATATGTTTAATGACAAGACCGTTCGTAAATATCACAGATCTGTCATTTATTTCTTCATTAATAAGACCGCTTATTCTGGTATGATTCGTTATAATTCAAGAGGTGAGTTTAACGTTCCTTTTGGCAGGTATAAAAATCTTAATACTAAAATGATAACTAAGGAACATTCCGACTTATTATCTCGTGCCAAGATTTTTAGTACTGATTATTCCAATATTTTCCGAATGGCAAAGGAAAATGACTTTATATTTTTGGATCCACCATATGACTGCGTCTTTAATGACTACGGCAATCTTGAAGCCAAGGACGGTTTTAACGAAGAAGAACATAGGCGACTGGCAAATGACTTCCGTAAATTAAAGTGTAAGGCTTTGATGATAATTGGGAAAACGCCATTGACGGAAGAATTGTACGGGGAGTTTATTAAGGGTGAATACAAAAAGACTTATTCCGTGAATATTCGAAATCGTTTTAAGTCAGTAAGTAAACACATCATAGTAACTAATTATGACATTAAGGATTAGGCAATGGTAACACTACAAAGCAAAACTCTATTCTTTATAACATCGCCGAGGTCGCCAATGAAAATGCGACCAGAAATAGAATTGCTTGCCATAGGCTTTACTGGTAAGAAGTGGGATACCGCTACGCAAAGTGAATATATGTCAGAATTACGGCATTTGCGCGATTAGATAACAACAACAACGCCCCGGCTAGTCCGGGGCAAGTAAAGGAAAGGACATAACACAACATGGCTATTTTATACAAAATCACGAACGGAACGGCGACAAGGTGGGGCACAACAGAGGCGGATGCAGGGGCGGCCTTGCCTGGTGGGGGTGATGTCGAACGGGTAGCGATCGATGAGATTGAAATGCGCCAAGCCGCGTGTGCATGGTTAAATTTTAGAGCGAAAACGGCCGAGAATGCGAAAAAGCGCGAAGCGAAAAAGACGGCGAGCGAAAAGACGGCGACAGCGGCGAAGGTATGGGCGAAACGCCGCGCGAACGGCACGGATAAGTGGAAGTAACAAAAAATCACTTAGAGGACAAACCAAAGCATTTTTCTTAAAGGGTAACTAAAAGAAAAAGCAAATTTTCTAAGTGATAGCCATATTATACGAAGCATAAGCAGTTGTTGTCAAGAGCATAAGCAGTCGTAACATGAAATTATGGCAACGAAATCATCATCGAGGCGTAGCGCCGGAATCAAAGCGCGCAACACTATTATCGCAAGGAATGGCGAGCAGTATTATGCTCGAATCGGCAAGAAGGGTGGAAGCCGTACCGATACTAAGCCGAAAGGCTTTGAAGCCGACCGTGGCTTAACTCGCAGAGCTGGGGCTAAAGGCGGACGCGCTCCACGAACGAAATAGTGTAGCATAAGCAGTAGTCTGCTGTAGCATAAGCACTCATAGGAACACGAGCTTTGAACCGCCCGTGTTCTTTTTTGTTCCTTTGAAACGGCTAGCGCCGTAATACGCGAACGCTACGGCTTCTACTGGGTCTACGCTCATAGTTGAACTGAGTGGGGCGTAGCCAAACATACCATCCTTGCCAATGTCGCGCTTCTTACAAGTTCGGATGGCGCTGTTCAATGCTGGCTGATTAAAGTGAGTGAGCGTTCCGTCTTGGATTGCCTGATAGAAGCTAGCATAAGCACTCCCTGCTTCCTTCACATTCGGAGTTAGGATGCGTTTCGTGATTCTCTTATCACTACGCTCTAAGTCTTCTACGAGTAGGCCTTGCCCTGCTGCGCCATCAATGATTATCATGTTGGCTTTTCTCCAACGCTCAAGTAGCCAAGACTCAAGCCAAGCAATGCCGTTGCTTAGTCTCTTCCTATCAATAACTTCGACATGGATTTTATCTCCCATAACTACGCCAACGGCTAGCGTAACCATTGAACGGTCTGGGGCGAACTTTACCGAGTAGACAAGGTCTGGCTCTTCTGGTAACTCTACTTCTTTGACTGCGAGACAATTCCACTCATCGTCTGTGAACGCTCGTTTAGCATCAATTCCAGGAATCCAACCAAGTCTCATGCGATTGAAAGAATCCTGGCTGAAAGCGCTTGATTCCGCTTGTACGGCGCTATATTGCAATGAGTAGCCTAGTGATGGGTTTGTAGCGTACCAAGCGTCTTCGTCATGCTCGTCTGTGATATTCTCGACCGACCATTCTTGCCAGCAAATATCGCTCTTGCCTTGGAGCAAGCGAGTGCGTGCGCGTAAGAATACAGTACCAGTCGAACCTGCCGTTGGTGGCGTTCCTGCCATGATATTCTGCGGATTGCCAGTAGGAGCAGCCGAAAGCGTAGGCAGTAGAGCTTCTTCCTGAGCATCTGAACATTCTTGATTCTCATCCCACAGTAGGCAGTCGTTAGTTAAGCCAAGACCTGCCGAGCGAGTGCGGACACGGAAGATACAACGGCCACCGTTCCTAAGTTCGACATAATCGAAAGACTTTGGCTCTCGGTCAAACTCTGGCGTGAGTAGGTCTCTGATTTCTGGTTCTGCATCGTAGAAAAACCTTAGAACTAATCTTTTAATCTCATCCACCGTGCCAAGCTGATGGGCTGTGTAAATAATGTGTTCGCCAAGAAAAATCATTCCGACAAGAATCCTAGCCCTAAATAGCCATGTCTTACCGTTCTGCCTTGGTATGATAAGCCCACAAGTAGGGTTCGCCCACTTGCCATCTTCTGTACGAGCAAGCCAACGGCGAATAATGGCCTTTTGCCAAGGATAAGGGGCTAACCCGTAATGATCCATTAGAGCGATAGCTTTCTCCGCTAGCGAGATTTCGCCATCGTGGTAGATATCTATGCGTGGCTTTTGAGCGCCTTTTCGTTCGTTAGTTTTCTTCGGCATTCTCAATCTCTTCTATAGTCATCTTAGATGCGTATGATTTGTCTGACTTCCCTTTGTTGCGTTGTCTCTTAGGAGAAACTTGACCTTCTACTAAAGGCTTAGCCATATCGCCAAGAATCTGAGCGAGAACTGTATCTTTCTTTGGCCCAGCTCTGCGTTCTGCATCCTTAATTTGTTGAATGATATTGCTCATAGACATTGCGAGCGAAGCCGTGTCTCTTGCTCCAGTTCCCCTTTCGAGTTGCTCTGCGATTTGGTCTCGGCAAGCCATAAGAACGCCAAGCTCGTCATTCTCTGCGGCAAGTTCAGATATGGTTTTCTGCTCGGTCTTCGGTTTCGTAAGCCCTGCTTGATAAATCTTGTCTATGCGCCCTGGAGTTGCAATGATATCTTTCCATCGAGCAAGGGCGGCGTAGGCTTCGGTATTTAAGATATCTTTGCCGTACTCATAAAGATTCTCGATTTCGGTAGGAGATAGCTTCCTAAAGAAATCTAGCCACTTGTCGTAGCCGTCTAGTTTCGGAATCTTTACGCTAATGTGTTGCTCGTTCCACCGTTGACAGAGGTTCTTGTACGATTCTCGGTCTAGCGACAAGAACCATGCCTCGTTTTTTGTCATAAGAAAACCTCCTTTGGCCAGTTGAGTGTCTGTTAATATCTACCCTTTTAATACCAGTGCAGTGAGGTTTTGTCAGAAAACAAAAAAGTGGTAAGTTCCACGCTTACCACAGACATCTATTACTTTTTTATTATACACCAAAAAACTACCGAGTAATCGGTAGTAGTTGTAGCGACTCGATATTACGAGAATTGTAGATTCCAGCCCCCAATCTCGGAGAACGTTCTCTTTCTCTTTCAAGCCTAAAAGTGGCGAGCGATGCACTTAAGAGCTTGCGCTCTCAGTTATCAGTATAACCAAAAAGTCGCCCGTTATACAAAGGCGACTCTCTGGAAAAAGAAAATCAGATGGGCAATAATTGATTAAAAATTATTGCTTAAGCCGGAAAGAGATGGGATGAAGCACCTCTCAGGCACTTTTATTATAGCAAAAAGCCCCGACTATTGCCGAGGCTTTACTATGGTCGATTTCGACCATGTTAGCAGTCTTTGAGTGCGTTTTTAAGATAGACAACTTGCCTGTTCATGCAAGCTTGCCATGCTGGATCGCTGCAAACATTAGCGAGCCACTCGCAAGCTTGGCAGATGTTGTATTGGTCGATAAGCCATTTGTTTCTCTGATATATCTCCCATGCTCGTTTAAGCTGCCATTCGGGCGGCTTTGGTATGTCGTGGAGTATATGCTGATGCAGATAGTTGTGTATATCTACATCAAGCTCATAAACGAACGCCTGGCGCAGTAGGAGTCCATATCCATCGCCATAATGATTTCTCTGGAATATCAGATGCTAATGGTGGCGGTTATAATGCTTGCTGCGCTGTTTCTTGCGCAAAGCTCTTCCCCGTCTTCCCATAGTATCGCCCCCTTTCACTTCCAAAAACGG